TCAGAACAAGTCGGCTCCTGTTTAGTTACGAGCGACATTGCTCCGTGTATTCACTCGTTGGAATGAATACACAGTGCTTATTCGTACTAATAAAATACCCAATTTTCTGTTTCTTGGTTGTGTCCAAAGTTATATTCAATATCTGGTGTTGATGTATCAATATTCTTCATACCATCAACAAGAGTTGATACAACAGCCAAATCTTGTTTGATTCTCATTAAATGGTATTTCTTCCGGCGCAATAAACTTTCAATGGCAAGTTTCTTCGTTGGGAATGCAAAAAATCTTTCTGCATTTTTTGCTACTTTCTTAATTGCATATCTATTTCTCCTTTGTTTCCATTCCTGTAACCACTGATTTGGTGCTGGTTTAAAATTAACAATCCAATGCGCAGGAACCAACCATGCATAATGCTCTGTCTGATGAAAAGCTATATATTGAAGTGCGAATATTTTTATCCCATCTTCTTCAACTGTCGCCTGGAATCTCCAGAAAACAGGCATTCCATCATGTTCAGTTTCTGATTCAGGAAAAGGTACGCTCCATGATTTTGTCATATCTCACCTCAAATAAGTGGTTTGCTGCCTAATTTCATTTTCTGGCGACCAACACAAGTCACCTCGCCGTCAGTTGTTTTGATTTCCGGTAGCCTGCCGCGTAAATGGCTACGTTTGGAAGACATACACCAGTTTCTGGTTGCTTATGTCCAAACTCATTCGCGTACACAATGGCCGCTCGCTCCAGATTGCGTCTGTATTCTTTCTGTTGCCAGATCACGTCCTGTGCCATGAACTTAATTGGCTTAGCGTCTTCTATGCGATCAGGCGTTTCGTGAGTACCTTTAGCCTGAATCTGCGCTCTACTTAGAGTTGGGCGGTGTAATACTTCTGAACTTATTGCTTCTTCGCGGGCCAGTACGCCGTTAGCTAATGCCTTTGCCTTTAAACGCTCACGACGACGAGAACGAGAATTGCCTTTGAACTGAGTTCTGCGTGTCATATGGAACCTCCTGATGAACTTTAGCGGTGAATACAGCCGGGCGACTAACTCCGGTCGCGTAATCATTGCAAAGCGCCTCCGCCGAGAAGGTTAGCTTCTGCATTCACCCCAAAGTTCACTTTGGTTATTGCGCTTTGTCAGCGCCGTAGATTCATATTCGAATCGTTGTATATTCACCGCCCTGGTGAGTAGTGCGTCCTGCTGATGGGTGAACTTTATCGGAATGATAAATTAATGGCAATAGCAAAATGATAAATTCTCTTGGTTTTCAAATATCGTATTGATTCTTATGGTGTTTTATTTTGTTGTAGGAATTCGACAGGATAAATAAAGAGATTTGAGGGAGATCTGGATTGCGTTGTTTAGCAAGTTGTATCTATTTATTTTTCAACAAATACAATTGGTTATGTGTTTTTAGGTGTGGGGATCGTGAGGCAAAGAAAACCCGGCGCTGAGGCCGGGTGGGGAATTTCACTTATTACTGTTCGTTTCCATGGGATTGGCCAAGAAATCAAAATAAGGCAGAGTGAACCTACCAAGGTTTGACATGAGGATAATTTGCTCGGCATATGTTTTTATATAGGGATATGCCATATTGGGAGCAATGGACCTTACCTCATATGATTTTGCCATTTCATGAGAAAAATCATCTTCTGACCGGAAGTCAAAGTCGTATGTGATGTCCATCTCAAGCCTGCCTTCAATAGTTACGGAGGCAAAATATCTCACTCTAAATAGCTTTGAATCCTTCACATTAGTGTAAAGTTCATTATTTAGATTAACGGTTGTTTTTATGGCTTTTTTTGCTGTTGAATCGCCTTCTAGCCGTGTCATAACCAAGCGTTCAACTTTTTTGCTAATGAGTTCAATTTTCATGGTAATAATAAGTAATTTCCGTCAGAAGTCATTTCGTCATTCAGGTTGCTAGCCGCTGTGAAACTTGATGACAAGTTACTTATCAAAGAAAAAACATTCCGTTTTTCTTTGCATTTGCCATTACCCCTTACTGCGCTGAACAACATTTTTGAAAAGTAAGATTCTGTAGCCTTTTCAGCGAAATAAGCAGAAGGTGATGTGACGGCTGACTCACACCGAGCAATGACGCTAGTCATGGCTGTTTCTTCTTCCTCTGCGTCAACTAGGCTCCATTCAATTGCGCTCATATCTTGAATTAAGATATCTGCAGGAATTCCAAGTCCGTCATGTAGTCTACGGATCATTGAAAGACTTAATGGACGCTTACGATTTAAGACCTCAGATACTTTAGATGCTGAGCCAATGTATTGTTTCATATCGGCATAAGAGAGGCCTTGTTGATCCATACGGAACTTGATTGCTTCTATGGGATCTGGCTTGTCCATAGGGAACTCGCGTGACTCATAGTGCTCGATAAGCAAGCCTAGTAGTTCAAACTCATCAAAATCTTCAGTTCCAGGTTGTAAATCACTAGACGCAAGTTCAATGAGCCTTTCCATAGCTGCAGCATGCTCTTCACTATTTTTAATGATGCGCCAGCTAGTTCGATTCATTTAAGCCTCCACTTGTCGTACTCTGCATGAGTTCCAACTCTTTCAACTATGACCATTCCTGCCTGGTAAACAACTTGGACAACGAGCCGATAGTTATTGCCTTTTATATTAAAAATTACCCTGTTGTTAGGAAGGAAGTCGGCAGAATTAAATCTATTCCGTATGTCTTGAGTCGTTTTCCAGTTTTCTCTTATCACTTCATCATACCAAGAGTCTAAAGCCCCCTTGGCCTGATTGTGCTTCCGGCTAAAACTGTGAAGCTTCTCTACGTTTAAGACCTTCATAATCCGATTTTGTTCCCTCTTTGGGAATTATAGATTCATTTCCCATAAAGGGAATCTGTATTTTTATCCAGAAATGCTATGTACATCACCCAAACGTCTCTTCAGGCCACTGGTTACCAGCTATGTGACGATGAAGTCACGAACTTTTCAGCCACTCCCTTGCCTCGATGTCATCCAGATGGCGAGATTGCTTCAGAATACCAGCCACATACTCCACCTTTGCTACTTGATGATAAGGCAACGTTATTGGCCTGTGGTCCTGGTTGATGCTTGTAAATTGGTATTCTCCGTCTCTGTCATAGCCAAGAACTTTGATCATGTTGTGTCCTTCAACAGTTCTGACAAACACCTCATCACCCGGGAATACTTTGGTGTTAGGCTCAATGAGTACATATTCTCCTGATTTTATTCTGGGCCACATGCTGTCTCCTTTCACACGAAGACCAAAGGCATCTGGATCATCGCTATAAATTTTGAGCCACCCATCGCGCTCTTCGGTCATCTCGATGGCACCATCAACACCAAGAATTGCCTCACCAACCACGCGCACTAACCCTTTTCTTACCTGACCGACAAAAGTTAAAGAATCTGAGCATGATGCAATTGGTGTTACATCATGTACCAAATCAAGCCACCCATTAGGTAACCCAAGCGCGGCTTCAAATTTTCTTGCTAGTTTATCCCCTATGTTTCGAGTGCTTTTTTCACCGGAGACTTGCGTGAGTTGAGAAGGGCTAACCCCAAGCTTATCGGCAAAGCTTGCATTAGTGTTACCCGCGATTTTTTTATGCTCATCTAGCAAAAACGCCAGATTCGATTTGCGAATATCTTTGTTTTCCATCTCACAATTTTCCCTCTATTTAGCAAATGGATAAATACTCAATATGATAAATTTACATTGCGGATGATTTATCAAAATGGTAAAGTTGTTCTGTGTGATAAACGGAGGCACTAATGAGTAATGAACTACTACGCTGGCGAAAAGAGGCTTCTAGTGAGGAATGGAAGCGACTCGCCGCATTAGCGAAAACTTCAGTTGGCTATCTTGACCAGATTGCATATGGATTTCGAAGAGCTTCCCCTGATAAAGCGAATGCAATCGAAGAAGCTACTCGTAATTTCACGGGTTATAAACCTGTGAAAAAGGAAAACCTAGTGTTCGTATCGCGTAGAGCATCGGCTGCATAAGTAACACCGCTATTTTCACAATGGACATTCGTCCTACGTCGCTGACAAAGCGAGTCCCAATATATCTGACCAACTAAGGCCACATGCGTTTCCACGCATACCTTTCAACTAACTATTCACTATTGGAAATCTTAAGAAATGGAACAAACAAGTTACAGCAAACTATCACAGCGAGAAATTGATCGCGCTGAAACTGATTTACTCATCAACCTGTCAACGCTTACCCAGCGCGGTCTGGCAAAGATGATTGGCTGTCATGAATCGAAGATAAGCAGAACGGACTGGAGATTTATTGCTTCGGTCTTGTGTGCTTTCGGAATGGCATCAGACATCAGTCCGATTAGTAGGGCTTTTAAGTATGCGCTTGATGGAATCACAAAGAAAAAATCCCCGGTGGCCGCCGGGGACTCTAAGCAAATTGATATGCAATTCTGAGGGAATTACTGGATCAATCCACAGGAGTCATTATGACAAATACAGCAAAAATACTCAACTTCGGCAGAGGTAACTTTGCCGAACAGGAGCGTAATGTGGCAGATCTCGATGATGGTTACGCCAGACTATCAAATATGCTGATTGAGGCTTATTCAGGCGCAGATCTGACCAAGCGACAGTTTAAAGTGCTGCTTGCCATTCTGCGTAAAACCTATGGGTGGAATAAACCAATGGACAGAATCACCGATTCTCAACTTAGCGAGATTACAAAGTTACCTGTCAAACGGTGCAATGAAGCCAAGTTAGAACTCGTCAGAATGAATATTATCAAGCAGCAAGGCGGCATGTTTGGACCAAATAAAAACATCTCAGAATGGTGCATCCCTCAAAACGAGGGAGGTTCCCCTAAAATGAGGGACATCCCTCAAAACGAGGGAAAATCCCCTAAAACGAGGGATAAAACATCCCTCAAATTAGGGGATTGCTATCCCTCAAAACAGGGGGACACAAAAGACACTATTACAAAAGAAAAAAGAAAAGATTATTCGTCCGAGAATTCTGGCGAATCCTCTGACCAGCCAGAAAACGATCTTTCTGTGGTTAAACCGGATGCTGCAATTCAGAGCGGCAGCAAGTGGGGAACAGCAGAAGACCTGACCGCCGCAGAGTGGATGTTTGACATGGTGAAGACCATCGCACCATCAGCCAGAAAACCGAATTTTGCAGGGTGGGCTAACGATATCCGCCTGATGCGTGAACGTGACGGACGTAACCACCGCGACATGTGCGTGCTGTTCCGCTGGGCATGCCAGGACAACTTCTGGTCCGGTAACGTGCTAAGTCCGGCCAAACTCCGCGACAAGTGGACCCAACTCGAAATCAACCGTAACAAGCAACAGGCTGGCGTGACAGCTGGAAAACCAAAACTCGACCTGACAAACACTGACTGGATTTACGGGGTGGATTTATGAAAAACATCGCCGCACAGATGGTTAACTTTGACCGTGAGCAGATGCGTCGGATCGCCAACAACATGCCGGAACAGTACGACGAAAAGCCGCAGGTACAACAGGTAGCGCAGATCATCAACGGTGTGTTCAGCCAGTTACTGGCAACTTTCCCGGCGAGTCTGGCTAACCGGGACCAGAACGAACTGAATGAAATCCGCCGCCAGTGGGTTCTGGCTTTCCGGGAAAACGGGATCACCTCGATGGAACAGGTTAACGCAGGAATGCGCGTAGCCCGTCGGCAGAATCGACCATTTCTTCCATCACCCGGGCAGTTTGTTGCATGGTGCCGGGAAGAAGCATCCGTTATCGCCGGACTGCCAAACGTCAGCGAGCTGGTTGATATGGTTTACGAGTATTGCCGGAAGCGTGGCCTGTATCCGGATGCAGAGTCTTATCCGTGGAAATCAAACGCGCACTACTGGCTGGTTACCAACCTGTACCAGAACATGCGGGCCAATGCGCTGACTGACGCGGAATTACGGCGCAAGGCTGCCGATGAACTGACCTGTATGACAGCACGAATTAACCGTGGTGAGACGATACCTGAACCAGTAAAACAACTTCCTGTCATGGGCGGCAGACCTCTAAATCGAGCACAGGCTCTGGCGAAGATCGCAGAAATTAAAGCTAAGTTCGGACTGAAAGGAGCAAGTGTATGACGGGCAAAGAGGCAATTATTCATTACCTCGGGACGCATAAGAACTTCTGTGCACAGGACGTTTCCGCGGTAACAGGCGCAACCGTAACCAGCATAAATCAGACTGCGGCTAAAATGGCGCGGGCAGGAATCCTGGTCATTGATGGTAAGGTCTGGCGAACGGTGTATTACCGGTTTGCTACCAGGGAAGAACGGGAAGGAAAGATGAGCACGAACCTGATTTTTAAGGAGTGTCGCCAGAGTGCAGCGATGAAACGGGTATTGGCGGTATATGGAGTTAAAAGATGACCATCTACATCACTGAGCTAATAACAGGCCTGCTGGTAATCGCAGGCCTTTTTATTTGGGGGAGAGGGAAGTGAACGATAGCTACCGACAGTTTGAAAACTGGTGGTCAAAAGACAAAAGCCAGTTCACGGGAGACGATGAATTAAAAGAGTTTGCCTGGGTGATATGGCAGGCATCGCGCTCTGCTATTGAACTGGATATCGACTGGCCCGAATCGAATGACGACTTTTGGAAAGATGGTGAAGAAGGTGCTTATGCGATGGGTTATGAGGATGGGCGTGACAAAACGGTAATTGCAGTAATGAAAGCCATCAGGGCCGCAGGAATCAAAGAAAAGAATTTCGATTAAGCAAATATCACTTCAATAAATCGCTTTTAAGGCATCACAATCGCTCTGTAGCGAGGTAAACGCGTGCAAGGCATGCCAATAAGCAGCGAGAATGAAAAATGCGTCAGAATGCGTTTGAGGAGGTTTTAAGAAATGAGTACGATAGCTGAGCTTGTCAGGGCTAATTTTCGTGAAGAGTTGGTGCGTTGGTATCGGTATCGTTCATCGTCCAGTTTGCCGCTTGATGAGTTGTATGAGCATTCACCTGCCGCACGACGCTATCCGCGTGACCGTGTTCTTCGACGGTTGTTCAAACTCAACAATGAGTTTCAGCGCAACAGAATTATCCGGAGTCTGGATTTAAAGTGAAGGAGTGAGCATGAGCGACCTATCATTAACCCAGCCAAAGCTAAAAGAATGTCCGTTTTGCGGCGGTAATGCTCGTCTGTGGGTTGAGGCCGGAATAAATATTGATGTGTGGGGCTATGCAGAATGTGACCTCTGTGAAGCCAGGGGGGCATGGGCACCATCAGTTGCTGCGGCGGCTGAAAAATGGAACCGGAGAGCAGGAGATGAAGCAAACCTTTCTGCTTCGCAACGAAGCAATCAGAAATAACGCCATAGACGCCATTCTCTCACTACCCATCGACGACAAGTCACCCCACGAAGTCCACGTTAAAGAACCCAAGCGCAGCAAAGCGCAGAATGACCGTATGTGGCCGATGCTGAACGATGTTTCGCGTCAGGTGCTATGGCATGGTCAACGGCTGGCGCCGGAAGACTGGAAAGACCTGTTCACTGCCCTGTGGCTTAAGACCAAAAAACTGGAGCAACGAAGTGTGCCTGGTATCGACGGTGGCGTTGTCATGCTTGGCGTGCGTACCAGCAAAATGCGGAAGGCCAGCATGACTGAGCTTATCGAAATCATGTTCTGGTTCGGCTCAGAGCGCAACGTGCGGTGGAGTGATGACTCCCGGCGAGAGTATGAATGGTCACAACGAAAAGGTAGGGCTGCATGACTATCAAATCAAATACGCCAGCACACGACAAGGACTGCTGGCAAACGCCGCTTTGGCTTTTTGATGCACTGGATATTGAGTTTGGATTCTGGCTGGATTCGGCAGCGAGCGACAAAAATGCTCTGTGCGCTCACTGGCTAACTGAGGCCGACGACGCGCTCAATTCTGAGTGGGTAAGCCACGGTGCAATCTGGAATAACCCACCGTACAGCAATATCAGGCCGTGGGTGGAAAAAGCCGCTGAGCAGTGCATACAACAGCGACAGACGGTAGTTATGCTTGTGCCAGAGGATATGTCAGTCGGATGGTTCAGCAAGGCTCTGGAGAGTGTTGACGAAGTTCGCATCATCACTGATGGACGGATTAATTTTATCGAACCATCGACAGGGCTGGAGAAGAAGGGAAACAGCAAAGGCTCCATGCTGCTGATTTGGCGACCGTTCATCAGTCCTCGACGAATGTTTACTACTGTATCCAAAGCGGCATTGATGGCGATCGGGCAGGGCGTCAGGAGGGCGGCATGAGGCGACAGCGACGAAGTATCACCGACATCATCTGCGAAAACTGCAAATACCTTCCAACGAAACGCTCCAGAAATAAACGCAAGCCAATCCCAAAAGAATCTGACGTAAAAACCTTCAATTACACGGCTCACCTGTGGGATATCCGGTGGCTAAGACATCGTGCGAGGAAAACAAGGTGATTGACGCGATGATTTATTCGGGGCTATATTCCTCACGCGCCAGCAAAATCTGGCGTCGGGATTGGCGTCCTGGATAGAGACCGCGACAGATACACGCCGCGAGCGTGTTTTTTATTGTCGTATGCACGCGCACTTCTGAATTATGGTGGGCTGTGTGGGGGCGGAGAGATCCGCGCCGGTCGGTTTCCCGGTTACGCCAACCCTGCACAGTTCACCACCAGACGATTGGCGTCGTCGGTGGTGAGTTATTAAGAAACCACCAGAGGGCGTCATTATGACAACTCAAATTTCTGTTGAAACTCTCTCCCCGATCACCCATAACCAGATTCCTGTTATTACCACCGAACTTTTGGCGCAGCTTTACGGCACTGAGCCGGTGCGTATTCGCCAGAATCATCATGAGAACAAAGTACGCTTCGTTGAAGGGAAACACTTTTTCAAAGTTGTTGGTAATGACCTTAAAGAATTGCGGGTAGCTTTAAACTACTCACAAAATTTGCGGGTTACTTTAAGTAACTCACAAAATTTGCAACCATCTTTAAGAGGGTTACAAATTTCCCCGAAAGCCCGCTCCCTCATACTCTGGACAGAACGAGGCGCAGCCCGTCACGCAAAAATGCTCGAAACTGATCAGGCGTGGGATGTGTTCGAAAAACTGGAAGACTGCTATTTCAGCCAGTGCGAGAAAAATACTGGCAAACAAGAGAAGAAGCTCAACGGGCTTTCCGCAAAAGAAACAGACAGCCTTGTATGGCTGTGGGATTATGCCAACCGCTCACAGGCATTGTTCCGTGAGTTGTATCCCGCATTAAAACTGATTCAGTCTGGCTATTCCGGCATATGCCACGACTACGGCTATGAGTTCTCGTATATCATCGGGAGGGCGAGGGGCGTTTTAATTAATCACACGCGGGATATAGATATTTATGAGCCTGACGGGCCGACGAACCTTCTGGCATGGGAAAGGCTTAAGAACAAAGAGTTGCCGCCTTCACTGCATCGCTACTGACAATTGACAACTTAACAAACCCAGCTTCGGCTGGGTTTTTTATTGCTGAATTTTCAATGTGAGAGGACATGACAATGAATGAGCTGATAAATAGCAATGCCATCAAAATGACAAGCATTGAAATCGCTGAGTTGGTGGGAAGCCAACACGGTAATGTCAGAATATCAATAGAACGTCTGGCAAAGCGTGGGGTGATTCAACTTCCTTCAATGCAAAAAGTTGAAAATAAACAAACAATTAGCCCTAACAAATTCACAAGCGTGTATATATTCGAAGGCGAACAAGGTAAGCGAGACAGCATTATTGTCGTCGCTCAGTTGTCGCCGGAATTCACCGCTCGCCTTGTTGACCGCTGGCGAGAACTCGAAGGGGCAACCGCGAAAATACCACAAACCTTTTCTGAGGCATTGCGCCTTGCGGCCGACCTTGAAGACCAGAAGGCTGAACTGGAGAAACAGCTTGCTCTCGCAGCACCTAAAGTTGAGTTTGCCGATCGCGTTGGCGAGGCCAGCGGAATTTTGATTGGAAACTTTGCAAAGGTTGTTGGTATTGGTCCAAACAAACTGTTTGCGTGGATGCGCGATCACAAAATCCTTATTGCTTCAGGTGCCCGGCGCAATGTGCCAATGCAGGAATATATGGATCGCGGCTATTTCGCAGTGAAAGAAACAGCGGTCAATACAAATCACGGAATACAGATATCGTTCACCACAAAAATCACCGGGCGTGGTCAACAGTGGCTGACAAGAAAGCTGCTAGATAACGGAATGCTTAAAGTAACAGGGGAGGCTGCTTAATGGCTAAACCAGCGCGAAGGAAATGCAAAATCTGTAAGGAATGGTTTCACCCGGCATTCTCAAATCAGTGGTGGTGCAGCCCGGAACACGGAACTAAATTAGCGCTCGAACGACGAAATAAAGAACGCGAAAAGGCGGAAAAAACAGCAGAGAAGAAACGACGACGAGAGGAGCAGAAACAGAAAGATAAACTTAAGATTCGAAAACTCGCCTTAAAGCCCCGCAGTTACTGGATTAAACAAGCCCAACAAGCCGTAAACGCCTTCATCAGAGAAAGAG